AGGTTTTCTGTGTTACAAGATAATAGATACCCAACTAAAGCTGCAAAGTATTGGCAGTGTGTAAGAGAACAATCTAGCTATTTAGATAATTTAATGGCTTTGTCATTTGATTATAGAAGAAACGAAGCAAAAATAAAATGGCTAGAAGGTAAAATAAAAAAAGAAGAAGACGAATACAAAGCTACTAAATATCAAATAGATTTAGATGAAGCTAGATTCGGTAAAGCATCTATGGAAAAAGTTGCAAGACATAGAATGCGTGAAATTAAAATGTGGTCTAAATTAAAGAAAGAATTTAATGATGGCTCGTTTAATGATAAAGATGTTAACGTACACCAGCTAGAGTCTTATGGTATGCAATATCATGAAAAAGCTAAAACACTAAATGCAAACTCTAGTGAAGCTGAGATATTTAATGTTATGGGTCAGTTACAGTCTTTACAAAGAATTAAAAAGTCTGGTGAATTAGAAAGTAGTTATAAAGAAGCAGAAAGACTTACGCAAGATGGGAAACCAAAACCGTAAATTATTTTTTTTAGTTGCATTACCTAGATCTGGAAATACTTTATTTGCAAGTATTATAAATCAAAATCCTGAAATAGCGTGCACACCTAATTCTATTACATTAGAAATAATGAAAGATTTATATTTAATAAAAAAGATAGATACTTTTCAAAATTTTCCTGATCACAACTCATTAGATAATGTATTAAATTCAGTTTACGATAACTATTATAAAGATTGGCCACAACGTATAATTATTGATCGTGGACCAGTAATGACTAAAAGCAATCTTACATTGATGCAAAAACATTTTAAAAGACCTTTTAAATGTGTTGTGTTAGTTAGAAATTTAATTGATGTCTTAGCTAGCTACATAAAATGGTATACGGAAAACCCTGATGCTTTTCCTAATAAAATAGGAAAAACCGATGAAGAAAAACTAACTTTTTTAATGGACGAAAGAGGGGCTATTGCTAAAGAAATACGTGCTATTTTAAATGCTAAAAATTATCCTGATATGTGCCACTTTATAAACTACGATAGTTTAGTTTCTAATCCTAAAAAAACTTTTAAAGATCTATATAATTTTTTGGAAGAACCTTATTATCCTCATTATTTTAATAACTTGAAACAAATTAATATTAATGGTATATCCTATGACGATACAGTTGTTGGAAAGAATATGCACACTATAAGACCTGTTGTTAAAAAACAAATAAACAATTATGTTGTGCCTGAAAGAATAAGACAAAAATATGAAAAAATTAAACTTTGATTTTGTATTCTTAGGTCAGTCTGTTTTAAAATATCAAGTACCTCTAGATATTTTTATGACTATTAATCACATATACGATGTAAATAAAAATAAATTACATAAAGCTAATAAACAACTAGTTGGAAAGATAGAAGACGAACACTCTTTATTCTATTACGGTAAGGATCAAACAAAAATGAAAAATCATAACAGATTACCTAAAACAGTTACACATTATTTTATAGAGATGTTTAAACATTATCTAGCGTTTAATAAGATTAGAGATTACGAATTACACCTTAGTTCTATTTGGGTTAATGAAATGAAACAACACGAGTATAATCCTGCACATGTTCATAGAGGAACTTTGTTCACTGGTCTATCTAGTGTCATGGTTTTAAAATTACCATCGACTTATGGTAGAGAATACTCAGCAGGACACGTACAACAGAATGGTAGACTACAGATATTAGGAGCTGCAAACGGTCAATTTGCAAAGATAGATTATCAACCACCAATGGATCTTAGAGATTTTTATATTTTTCCATATGATATGAGACACGTGGTATATCCGTTTAATGGGACAAATGAAACAAGAAGAACATTAGCTGCAAATTGCGACGTTGTATTTGATCCAATAAAAAATAGAGGTGCAGGATGATTACTGAACCTCGTTGGAAATCTTATATTGTGCAAACAAATGGACCTTTGTTTACTCCTGAACAATGTAATAAAATTATTCAAGCTGGAAGAAGTGAACCTAAAATAGATGCGAAGGTAGGTTCAGGGATTGAAGAAAAAGAGGGAAAAGTAGACACCAATATTAGAACATCTCATATAAGTTGGATACCGTTTCAAAAAATGATGGGTATGTACAAAGATATAGAAAAAGCTATGAAAAGAACAAATGGCAATCATTTTGGTTTTGATGGAATGACAATAAATGAAATGGCACAATATACAGAATATCCATCTGGTGGATTATATGATTGGCATGTAGACAATGATGTTAATTTTATACATGAACCACCTGTTAGAAAAATATCTATGACTTGTTTATTATCACACGAATCAGAGTTTGAAGGTGGTGAATTAGAATTTCAAAGTGAAGGTAAATCTGTAAAATTAAAACAAGGTCAAGCTGCTTTCTTTGCATCTTTTGTTAGACACAGAGTTGCACCAATTACAAAAGGAGTTAGAAAATCTTTAGTTATGTGGTTTGGAGGACCTCCTTTCAAATGATAAAAGCTGCATACTTTCCAACAATTATTTACGCAAAAGATGTTAAACTAGATAATAGATTATTTGAAAAAGAAGTTCTTGCTTGGGCTGATAAAGACAAAGGAGTTAAACGAACTAACATGAATGGTTGGCACAGCACAACCAATATGCATCAAATACCGGTATTCAAACCATTGGTAGATGAATTATTTAAAATGCAGATGGAAATATACAAAGAAGAAATTTTATCTCGTGAACCAATGATAGGAAACATGTGGGCAAATATTAACCCTCCTGGTGGATATAATCGACCGCATGTACATCCTAACAGTCACTTTAGTGGAGCGTATTATATTAAAGCTCCTCAAAAATCAGGCGAAATAGTTTTTAACGATCCTAGATCAAGCGCTCATATGGTAATGCCTGATAGAGTAAAAGACATTAAGCCTCCCTCACATTTGTGGCGAGAAGTGCGTGTTAGTCCTTTAGAAGGTAGAATACTAATGTTTCCGTCTTGGCTTTGGCATTGTGTTGAACCAAACGAAAGTAATGATATAAGAATATCTGTATCATTTAATTTTATACAGAAAGGTTTTGATGTTTAAATATCAAGTAATAAAAAATGCAGTATCTTATGATTTAGCTAATTTTATATTTAATTATTTTTTACTTAAAAGAGATGCGGTAGATTTTATGTATAAAAATAATATTATATATGACACTGGCATGTTTGGTACATGGCAAGATAAACAAGTTCCTAATACATATTCACATTATGCAGATCAAGTAATGGAAACTTTACTAGTTAAAATGTTACCAGTAATGGCAAAAGAAACAGGGTTAGAACTAATACCAACCTATTCGTATGCTAGAGTGTATAAAAAGGGAGATATATTAAGAAGACATAAAGATAGACCTTCTTGTGAAATATCTACTACATTAAATCTTGGAGGAGATCCGTGGCCTATATTTATCGATGATACGGGGTCTAATAACGTCATAGACGAGTATAAAAACATTATTAAGCCAGGAGCCCCAGAAGGCACTAAAGTCTTACTTGATGTAGGCGATATGCTAGTATATAGTGGATGTGAACTCGAACATTGGCGAGAGCCTTTTGACGGGAACATATGTGGCCAAGTATTCTTACATTATAATCATGTGAATGGCCCATTTGCTGATAAAAACAGATTTGACGGAAGACCAAAGCTAGGTCTACCATCGTTTGTAAAATAGTATTATAATGGAGTCATATGCTACAAAAAATAGGGTTTGCACCTGGAATCAATAAACAAGTAACGCCAACTGGAGCAGAATCACAATGGATAGATTGTGATAATGTTAGATTTAGATATGGCACACCTGAAAAAATAGGTGGTTGGAAACAACTAGGAGATGATGCTCTTACTGGTGCAGGTAGAGGCCTTCATCATTTTGTAAATAGTAAAGCTAGAAAGTATGCAATTATTGGCACAAACAGAATTTTATATGCATTTTCTGGTGGAGTATATTATGATATACACCCTATTAAATCTACGACAACGCTTACAAGTGCGTTTACCACGACCAACGGATCAACATCTGTTACAATAACTTTCAGTGGAGATCATGGCATATCTGCACAGGATATAGTTTTATTAGATAATTTTTCATCAATTACTAATTCTAATTTTGCAGCTTCAGATTTTGATGATAAAAAATTTATGGTTACTACTGTTCCTAACGCTACAACTATTACGATTACAATGCCATCAGCAGAATCAGGATCTGGCGCAACAACATCAGGTGGTATTAGAGTACAACATTACTACCCTGTTGGACCAGCTGTACAGGCAAAAGGTTTTGGTTGGTCTCTTGGAACTTTTGGTGGTGAAGTAGCAGGTGAACCTACAACAACTATTACTGGCGCTATTAATTCTTCGACAACAACCGGTATTATATTAGCAGATGTATCACAATTTCCAGATACAGGAACAAACTTTATAAAAATAGGAACAGA